TACCGGAATCACAATCCCTGGCGATATCGTGATGTTGTAGGGATTCATCACCCCATCATCGGTTGCGGTATACATCCCCGCCAAATCAATCGCCGCTTTTTGCAGCACAAACTCTTTTGCTTTGTTGAGTGATCGCACATCCGGTAGGCATTGCATCGCCGGACCACGGCCTCGGACCTCACCCGCTACCTTTGTATAACGTCCAGTGACCCAAGGTGATGATTCGCCAAAGTCCTCAACCCACGAAAAGCGTTCTTCTCTCTTGACCCACACGACTCCGTAGTATTTTTTAGTCTTAGGGTCATAGATCACGCCTTCTGAGACCTCAATCTCCGAGTCGGGTGAGTTTTCGATGATCTGCCGAACGTTGGTTGACGGTTCAAACCCTCGCCACATCCTCTCAAGTAGTCGAGCCTTGACCTTGAATCGTCTCCAATGGGTTTCAATGGTTCCGTATGGTCCTTCTTCGAACGCGATTCCCTTTTGTGGAACAGAGTGGAAACAGAACGGCATGGATTCATCGTCTGTTTCGTCGATCCGCAGGGTAGCAGTACCGATCAGAAGGTCTAACGCTGACTCATAAAACTGAGTCGCAAAGTTGGATCGGTTGATATAGTCAAAAACCGTCTCGGCTTGCTCGTCTAGGTTCTCTCGAATGTCTTGTTCAGTGACCCCGTAGTCACCAGATTCAACCATTCGGATCACTTCATTGGATGGCTGGAAGGTTGCCCAACGTGACCATATCGGCGCGATGTTTTCTTGCAGTTTACTAGCGCCTTGTTGAATAGCCGTGAGAGCCGTTGAGTCGAAGATGCGGTCCATTTTCTTCTGGCCCTTGTCCTCGACTTCAAAAAGGTTCCGCTGAGGCAGGAAGTATTCGTAAACATCCGTTAATTGTTCATGCCACATGGCCTGATGATCGAATGCCTTTTGTTCTCGCCTAACGAGATCCTGTACACCGCCTAGGTGGGGAGGTAATTGCATGTTTACATACCCGAAATGTTAGGGATTGATCCACCCATAAAGCCTGGAATAGACGCCCCACGTCCACCAGCGCCACGCATTGCGCCTCTACCGCCGATTAGGGACCGACCCGCTACTGCTCCACCACCCGCAGTTGCACGACCCATAGCGGCCTCCTGACGGCTTCTGGGAGCGCCACCGAGCAATGACGCAGTGCCTAACTTCCCGCGTGCTAGTGCCCTGAATCGTTGTTCTTGTTCCGCGATCTCTTCATCGAGTGCGCGTTGCTGTCTCATCTCTACCGCTTGTTGCTGTGCGGTGGGTTTTGGTGCCTTGGGTTTCTTCACGGGTTAGCCTCCAAGTATTTTAAGAGTTGATAGGGTGTCCAAATGAATGGTTTGTTAATCCCTAGAATCTGTTTCGCGTGTCCAACGCAAGTGTTGAGCATGAATAGCCCTTGTCTCGCGTAGCGTCTTCGCGCCTTTCTGATAATGTTGGTCCCGATTTTATGCTCTGTTTGGTCAATAGTAAACAAATCAATGGTTTGGGTAGCTTTTGCATAGCTGATCCAGCGTCCTTTGTCTGCCTTCATGACGTAACAATGCCGGATGGTTGGGTGCAGCATCCACGACCACCAATGCCCCGAGTCTTTGCCGAATACGACATAAAGGTGCTCAGGATGGTCTTTCACTTTATATTTTTCTGCGGGCATTGATTATCTCCAAACATTGAATGCCAGTTCCGCTCGGTGTGCCTGTGGTCTAACTCCGCTCATCATGGTGTCACGCCATCCTAATGCGAGCGTCTGAAGTGCGTCAGCGCCATGGCTTGCCCAATCGTGTACGGGTTGATCCCTGAACCTTTGGTGCTTCTCGTCCCATTCCCGATGATAGGATGCGATGCAAGCGTAACCCTGCTCTGCGCGTTCATCATCAATCCAGAAGCGAGGGAACATGCGCCTAATTGCCTGTATGCCTTCAATCTTGGTGCGTGGGCGTTGAACAGTGCGGAAGGTTATTCCCATGTCCCTAGCAACATCCTTGCGTGATCGTCCGCTCGTTAGTTCCCTGACCTCGATATCATGCGGCGCTAAGTGTTGACCGAATATCACACCGTTACGATCAGCCCATTGGGTGAGGTGCTGGATGTAATGTTCCATCCCTTTCCCGTTCGACTCGTAGTAATCGACCAGCCTGATCTCTTTGCCCATAGCTTGAAAGAACCAAATGCTCATCGAATCGCTTATGCCTAGATCCCATGCGGTATGCACCTGTAGCGATGGCTCAATAGGTATGCGTCCGACCCTGTTTTGGTCCTTTGCTTGCTGCAGTTGGTCAGCGAAGTATGCCCCAGGTATCTGCGCTTCAAAGGATCCGAAAAACTCCTGCTGGATTAACGCTTCTTCCATCCCTTCTGCGCGTTCGGTCTCGATGGCTTCGGGTGATATCACCGGAGACCCGTCCGCTCGCTTGGTATCGTTTACCGTGAGATTCTGGCAGAACCATTCATCAGCCTTCTTTGCCATGTTGTACAGGGTGAAGCCGTGATTCTTGCCCCTTGGCGTGTATATGAAGACAGCCCATCCCCCATTTTCTGCCAGCATTGGGCGAATGTATGCCCACGCATTGTGATCACATAGCGACCACTCAGAGAAGACCACGCCGACAGGGTTTGCGCCTACCAGTGAATCATAGTTATCAGATCCGGCAAGCTGCCACGTTGAGCCATTCTTTAGCTCTATCATCATCTCCTGGGACGATGTACGCGCTCTCACAGCCTCAGGGAACACCTGATCGAGTATTGATTGACCGTCGCTGTTTATGCCGTTCCAGATGGCCTTTCTTGCCTGGGTTTGCTTAGGGAAGAGGTGCCAATAGTTCCCCTTGCGCTTGAACATCTCTTTGGCGGTGAAGTTGAGGCTTGTTGAATCCTTCCCCGCTCTACGATGCCACACCAAACAGGCACGCTTGATGCCGTTATCCATCGCTCGGAAGAAGTCTATTTGATGTGGACGGGGTGCCCAGTTATTCGGTATTGATATCTCAGGCATTCTTAAAGTCAGCGATCTTAATTTGTAAAGGATCCCCACCCTCTGCTGTTATCTCTTGCGACTTCAAATCGGGGAGATATTTAGCCAGCGCCTTAAACCTTAGATCTGCTGATGCTTTAAGTTTAGACAGTTCAGCGTTAAACGTATCGCTTTCATGGTCTAAATTTTCTATTTTCTCTATTAAATCAAAGAGATGCTGAGTAGACCCGCGCTCTTGCATATATTCTCGGAGCGTGTCTTGCCGTATCTTACGGTTTCGGGTCTTAGTGTGTAGTTGTTTGTTCTCGCTCATTGGATTTGTTCCCAAAAATACGATCCCAATTATCTCGGAATGCTTGCCGACTTTCTGCCGTTCCCTTTCTTGCGTGTTGACCCTTGCCCCCATGTGTCCAATTGGGGAAATGTCTCTCCGCAACCTCAGGTTTGAGTTTATGGCGCATGTCCGGCATTAGATCATGACCCCGAAAATGAACCCGCCCAGGAATGCCGCACCTACCGCCAATGGGGTGAAAATCGGCATCAAAAGCACTTCGAGATTTAATTTTTTCAAAATTTTTTTCACTGCTAACCCTCCGATTTTATTGGACTTTTTGCATTGTAGCAAATTATTTTGCATTTTTTTTACTTTAGGGGGTTGACAAGTTTTTACTAGACATTCATAGTTCGCTTATCGCTTCGGCGATTACTCAAAAAATATAAGCATCAGACGAACGGAGTAACACCATGAACAACGCACAAGTTAAAGAACTTATCGACGCCGGATTTGCCCGACTCTATCCCCTCACTCACTGGACGCACACCGACCACCGCGCAGCAATGCTCGATTACGAGTTGAAGATTCAAAAGCAATTTCGCGCTGCATGCCCGCACGCTCCCAAGTGGCAGCACACTAACCAAACCGTTGCAAAGTATTTTGTTATTCACGCAGTCAAACAAGCTCTAGCGTTTGACACCTTCCGACCCCGCGACATTCTGCACTGCAAGCAATCTTACATCATCGCCCAAGCTCTCAAAGATCACGACGAAAAGAAACTGCGCGAGATGGTCATTGACTTCGATTGGGATGCCTTCGACTCTATCGAATACAGCTATTCAGACCTTTCTTTTCGATCAACAGAGGAGGCGGCATAAGCCGCCCATAGGGAGCAAGACAATGACTATTGAATTCGAAATTGACACTTACAAGATCCCCGCTTTTGCGCTGTCAGCCATAGTGAATGGCGACTACAGCGGAATCATAGATGATGATGATGAGGCTTTTGTGGACAATCTCTGCGAGTGGCTCGATGAGGAATACGGCGCGGGTAACTGGCACATAGGAGACGTGAGCGAGCAGTACTTTGGCAGATCAGACTTTAGCTTCTTACCCAGTGAAGTCTGCGATGTTGACATTGCTTACAAGCTGGTAGACCTAGACTAAGGAGGCGGTCAAGTGAAAAAGTATCTCGACATAGCCGCCGCCGTTTTGGTTCTGGTTTGTTTCTCGTTCCTCATGGCCTACACGCTCATAAATTGGGCGCTAGGCTGTGGGGAATCCTTCCCCCAGGCAGACGGTACACGCATCCAAGGCGAGTGCGTAGAGGTTCGCCGGATCTTTGACCTATGAGCATTCAAGAAGTAATGCAAGCGGCAAGGAATGGCAGGTCGGTCAAATGGCATCATGATGGATATGATGTGATTTTAGATAGCCTTGATCGGTTCTTGGTTGTATGCCGAGACAATCAATACACTACCTTCCTATATGAATCTGATGCAAAAGATTGTTACATTGCAGATGTAATTTGACCTTTAATCCACACGGCCCCCGATCTTGGGGGCTTCGCTTTCTTCAGATTTTAAATAGCCGCCCACCTCTCGCTCGATGAGCATATCAATATAATGCTTGGCTTTTCGGAGATCCTCGACGTTGGGCCTTGCCTCTCCGTCCTTGACCTTTAACCGCCATCGCGAGATATATTTTACTACGTTTCCCTCACAAAACCCAAGGTTATTCGCAAGGATATATTCCGTGGGCTGGATCATCATTAGCTTGTAATGGTTGCCGCCGACTTGATCGTCAAACACGCTCATTCTAAAGCCTCCGCTGTTACTCTCAGTCTCGTGACCTCTCCAAAATCTTTGTGCAAGACAACGCACGTCATCGATCTGTCGGCCCCATAACCCGACGCGTTATGCCAAGCGTCAGTTGGTGGAAGAATGTTCCAATGTTCCATCACCATTCCCCCCATTTCTTTGCTTTGCTGATGGTGAATATGTCCTAACCAACAATACGTTCGACGGCTCTCTCCCCACTCCTTCCGAAGATTTCTGGTTATCGCTTCATAAAGCCTGTTCGCGTTTATCTTATCTCCGTGATGCGTGACGATGAGATTCTGACCGAACGTAAACCATACGAACTTATTGAAATTATCCAAGACCGTGACCCGTTTGTCATGTTCGAAATACATTTGGATGGCCGTGTTTAGAAACAAGGCGGCATCAGGATCGTGGTTGCCTCTCGCGTTTACGATCTGGACATACTTGTGCTTCTGAAGCATTCGCAGAACGATTCGTTTAATCAGGTGAGTGCCCGCCCTAATGGTTCGGCCCCATCTGCCATCGGAATCGAGCAAGTGTTTGCTAGATGCTGTGGTGCTGGTGCTGTCTTGGATGTGGAAGAAATCCCCGAGGTTGATAAGCGTACCAATCGAGGCGTTCGGAGCCGATGCGACCAAGCGATCAACTGCGTCCTCTAAAATTTTCTCTGATTTGTCAACGTCCCAATCCTCTCCCGCTTCTTCGCCCCAGGCGTACATTCCGATATGATGATCTCCGATTAGGTAGCAAGCCATCAGATCGTTGTCAGTTTTGGTGGGTTTGGGCAGGGGTTTGTGGACCCCTTTCAGTTCATCCTTCAGCCCTTCCGTTAGCTGCGCGACCATCTCTTCCAAGGCGATCTTTTCCGGTTCCTGAATGTGCCATTGCAGCTTGATCGAACCGTCTTCGCCATAGGCGGTTGAGACTCGTTTGGTGGTGAAGCCAGGCGCAGTCGGATGGGTTAGATCATCGTTCGGGGAATAGCCTCGGCCAGCCGCTCGCTTTTGAATTGCCCGAATAGCTTTGTGGATGTTCGAATGATCGCCACCAATCTCCTCTCCTATCTCTCTGAGAGTCAATCCTTTGGCACAAAGCTCAACGATCTTCCTCTGGCGCTCTGTCAAGCAGAACTCCAAGTGCTTTAGTGAGAGGTTCATTCTTCTTCGGGAGCCGTGAACATGCTCGAAAAGATATGCTGCGCCACGGTCAATCGACCGATCACTTGCACGAGATCTTCAGGGATTTGGGAGAACACCCCAGGCAGGTCCAAGGTGTAGCCGTTATCATACTCGCAGATAACTACCGCGCCCGAGATCTTGCCAGCTTCAGCCTCGTTCGCTATCTGCCTGAATAACGCCGCGACGTTCTCAGATCGTTTGTCCAAGAGTGTGACTGTTCCCATCGTTCAGTCCTTTGTAATGGGCGAGCAATTCTTTTAGCTCTGGGATACCTAACTTCCGTTTTTCATGTGGCCCTTCTAGCCACTCCACCCGCTCTTGTCCGATTTTCACTAGCAAGTTTGCCCGATATTCTGTCAAGTTGCCACTCTTCCAATTATTACACTGGGCGCATTGGGCATGGCAGTTATCCGGCTCGAACCTCAGTTCAGGGTGACCGCCCACGGATCGGTAGTGACCCGCATGGATCTGCCCTGTCATTACTCTGGCGCATGAGATGCAGGGCTTTCCCTTGTCTCGGGTTCGGATATATTTATTAAACTCGGTCTGTGTTCGACGTAACCAATAGGCTCGATCTGTTTCTCTAGCTGTCTTCTTTTTCTTGCGATTCTCAGCCAGAGCTTTTCTCTCTTTTTCCTTTTTCCCCCAAGCCAGTATGCACGCCATCTCATTGCAGGTCTTTTGAAAGGATGTGAACTTAGGTTCATATTTATCTCCGCAGACTTTGCATTTTTTCATTACTGATTAACCATAAAAATCAATAGGTTATGTCTCCCACTTAATCGGATCTCTTAACTGAAACCCCAAACCCTCGAAGTGTTCGCGCACCTTGTCCAGGTACTCAGAATGTTGAGCAACGTTCATCCCTCTGGTCACTGGATAACCGTGAGGCTCACGCATCATCTCAAGTTTGTACTCATAGGGAATTGGTCTCAGGATCCGGTCATAGCTCTCCCGATAGCTGGGACTGTCACGTCTCAAGATTGGTATACCAAAGTGAAGTTTGCAATAACCCCTGTATTCCTCAGCGGTCATATCCCCTTGCTTGGCCGCGTCCCGCATCCACATATTCGCAGTCCGATTCTGTGCGGTTGACCGATCTTTACCTGCTCTCCTAATGAAGACTTCCATCGGATAGGTGAACTCGCACTTCCGCAGCATATCCAACAGTTTATTTTTGTCATCAGTGCCGTGTAGCACCATCTCGATTTCGGCCAATTCTAGCGGTTCAATAACCTCACCCTTTGGGTAGGTATTACTTTGCTTCATAATCGCCTTGTACGCCTCGTGCTTGCGTCTGACAGCCTGTTTATCCATGACCTTATCTCAAGTTTTTGAACATGGTTTTGACTTCAGCGATTTGTTGGTCAGTGACCACTGGTAATAACTTCGATCCAGTGACGCAGATGTCGTGATGATATTGGGTAAATTCATAGGCTCGACAGATCCGGCAGAGTTGCGGGTAGTTATTCACGGGTTCCGTGGGCCGATAACCGTCGATCTCCTCAAGCATTTTCTTGAACTGCCCGAGCGTAGGCGCACGACCTGGGTACTTGTCGATCATGGATTTAGCGCATTGCTCAATCGCATCATCACGATACTCAAGCAAATGCGAGAACCACATGCGCTTGGTTGCCGCTAGGTCTTCGCCTTCCTGACCATGGTTGAAGTTTGGATAGGCTAGTTTGAGCGTAGCGAACAGACGATTGATCGTCGCTTGCTGAAGCTCACCAGTCTGTGTG